ACCTGTAACAAACAAATGCTTGAGACATTCAAAGATTATTGGTCTATCCCCTGAAACCTCGATGTCTCGCATTACAGCTCTTTCTGCTTTAGCTAACCCTTCTTCAATAGCTTTCATAAGCTCAGGATTCAGTTTCCTAGCTTTCTCTTCTGTTTGAACAGGGAGCATAAAACGCAGGAAAGAAGCTGAAGTAGGGAAAAGTGAGAGCAACGTCTTACTCGCTAAGTTGTTAACGCCTTCTGCCCCTATTGTTTGATAAGGCGTAGGCAGAGCTGTGTAAGAATGATCCCCTTCAGGAGGTAAAAGGGCAGGGATTGTATATTTAGCACACTCCCTCGCCCTATCTAAATAAGGATTACGATAGACTTCTAATTGTCTATAGCGTTTTTCAGCTTTTCCTAATACCTTCTCCATGTTTTAACTATCCTCTCGGGATCTTTATTCCTGATGGGCTTTGTAGCTGTGGCATACGCATTTCGATTCTAAGAGCTTGTGTGCCTATTTTCTTCTTCTTCTTTTTCTCAACCTCTTCTGGACGTTCTTTAATCTTAGGCTCTTCAGCTTCAGGGATTCTATTATCAAACACTTTAGGCTGAATATCGTCTAACTTGGGCATATCTACTTTAGGCATACACATCGAGAATACCTCCTCAAATTATTTGTGTTCTCATATGCCCCTCCTCTTGCTGGCGAACAACCCGTTTGAGCAATTTAACAACATCTCTTATCCCTACATACCGCCATATCTCTCGCTCTGATTCATGGATATAGGGTGTACGTTCAGGATAAAGCTCATCAAGTGCCTGCACTAATGAAGGAGAAACATACGGAAAATTAAGTTTCTTTTCATTTTTCATTTAGAACGCCTCCTATAGTGCAACTAATTAAAAGTTTGTTAAGAAACTTTGCAATATCCTGCACCACATACAGGACAAGAAACACAACCATCCCTGTGAACCATCTTTGACCCACATTTAGGACAGTCATCTTCTTGTTTAGGTGAAGTGGTATCATCACGATATAGAACCTGCTGTGTTTTAGAACCATCCCTATAAACTGTTATTCCCTTACACCCGGCATGATAAGCATTAAGATACGCCTGTTTAACATCTTCTATAGTAGCGTCATGTGGGAGATTAATAGTCTTCGAAACAGCAAGATGCGTGTGTTTCTGGAAAGAAGCCTGCATCAATATATGCCAGAGAGGAGAAATATCATGTGCTGTTTTGAATACCGCTTCATCTACTTGCCCTTTCTTTAAAGCTTCTTCATAGTATTTGTTATTTATCTCTAATGTCTTTTTCTCTCCAGTAGCTGTAGTCATTACCCTGATTTGTTTAAGGGAAAACAGAGGCTCAATACCTGAAGAGCAATCAGCCAAAAGCGAGATTGTCCCTGTAGGAGCTATACATGTTATAGTGGCATTACGACATCCTTTCATTTCAGGGACCAACGGGGCGGGACATACACCTTTAACTTCACCTAAATATCTTGAAGCTTTTATACCTTGTTCTTTGATAAATGACATAATCTTTTCGGCAAGAGCTAAAGCTTCATAGGAATCGTAAGGAATACCTAGCTGTATCAACATTTCAGCCCATCCCATAATACCGAGTCCTATCTTACGTGTTCTTAAAACTTTCTCTCTTACCTCTTCTGTAGGATAATGATTGACGTCTATAACATTATCCAAGAACCAGACAGCACACATGGTTGTTGTAGCCAAAGAGCCATAATCAATTTCACCGTTATGAACAAACTTGGCAAGATTGATACTACCTAGATTACATGCTTCGCCTCCATACAATGGAGTTTCTCCACAAGGGTTAGTAGCCTCAAGCCTTCCTAACTCAGGTGTAGTATTATGACGGTTTATAGTGTCTAGGAAAACCAATCCCGGATCTCCTGTTGCCCATGCGTTCTCTGCAATAAAATCAAATAACTCTACAGCTTCTTTATCTCCTTCCTCTAGTTTTTTCATAAACTCATCAGTTATACCAACACTTATATTGAAGTATTCAAATTCATTATTATCTCTCTTGGCTCTTATAAAATGTTTTATATCAGGATGATCTACGTTCAGAATCCCCATGTTAGCCCCTCTTCTCATCCCGCCTTGCATAACAACATCTGTAGAGAGATTGAACAAACGCATGAACGATACAGGTCCTGAAGCTTTACCGTTTGTAGAACTAACATTACTTCCTTGTGGACGTAAATTACTAAAGTTAAAGCCCGTGCCTCCTCCCATCTTATGTATAATTGCCTGCTTCTTCAAAGCTTCAAAAATTCCGTCTATAGAATCCTCGACATCGATAACATAACAAGCAGAAAGTTGTCCATAAGGATAGGGTCTGCCAGCATTCATAAGAGTAGGACTATTAGGAAGAAATTTAAGCTCACGCATCATTCTTAAAAATGTGAACTTCGCGAGTTTCCTAATATCAGGATCTTCTTCAGCGGAAGCTACATGAGAAGCAACACGATCTAGCATCCCATCAGGAGTTTCTACAACATTCCCTTCGTTATCTTTCCACAAATATCTATCCTTAAGAATGGTTAAAGCGTTTTCCGAAAACAAGTGCATTAATATATAGCCCTCCTATTCTACTAAGTCTTCTAAATACGGTGGTATGTAGTTACTGCTTTTCATGATCTTTCCGTCCTGTCTATATACAGGCTTACCATCACTACCCAACTTAGACATATTACTCTTGTGAACACGCTCAAAAGCTTTGTCAATATCCAAGCCACAAGCAATAGCAAACCCATACGTGACATAGAGAATGTCACAAAGGGCGTCTAGTATTTCTGCTTTATGGTAAGTTGTTATTCCTTCTGATTGGGTAGTATCTAGTTCTAAATCTTCCAAAGCTCGATGGTGTGTTTTTAATTCCTCGAGCTCTTCTTCTATCAAACTAATTCTGAACTCTCTAAAGAGTAAATCAGAAAGAAGCGTTTTATTATCAACAGGATGTCCGAAAGCTTTATGAAAATCTCTAACCATTTGACTGGGTTTCTTCAAAATCAAAAACACCTCCCAATATTCCATTCTTTTCTAAATTAACTATCTCAAAAGCAATCTGTCGAAGCTCTTCAAGCGACCCGCTGTTCTCTACGATGTAATCAAAAGACTCTTTAAAGCTGTCGAGCTGACCCTCACTTACATGATCTGTTTCATAATTAATTTTCCTATCGAGATAAATTGTTTTTCCTCCCATTTTCCTCACGGCGTTAAACTCATTGAGAAAACGCATGTCATCAATTATGATCACATCTAGATTATTCTTTAAGCGTTCTACTTCTCGCTCTAGAAGATTGATCCAGATATAAGGATTAATAACTTGCCTTCCCCATTCAGTCCCTAGTGTTTGTAAAAGGCGTCTAACTGAACAACCTAATATAGGAATAACTTCTTCTTTCTTATCGTGGAGATACTCAAAAATATCTTTTTCAGAAAGATCAGGTATCTTCCGTAATAGTGTCGCAACCATAGCTTTTAGAGGAGAAGCAAAAGAGAGCACGCCAACCCCGCACTCTCTTCCGAAACCCTGAATTAAAAAGTTAGAAAAAGTAGTCTTTCCGCTCCCCGGAGAGGGCGAATATATCGCTAAAATTTTGGGCTCCATAAAATAACCTCCTTCTTTTTGAAATCATAATCTTCACGTCTACAAACACGTGCTAGTCTAGCATTTAACAAAGCTGTATCTTCTCCTAAACCTTGTTTAGCATAAGCTTCAATTACTAACTTCCACATTTCTTTGTATGTCTTTTCCTTTGCTTCTGACAGGATCTTCTCTGCTGTTTTCATTCCAACTTTAGGACATCCTGCATAACCATCTGAAGCGTCTCCTGCTAATGTTTGAATCATATGCCAATAATTTGCCTCTTCTTCGGTGATAGTGACAATACCTCTTTCAGGATGATCAGGGTTATACAAATTAGAAGGGATAGAAAGAAAATCCTTATCAATAGAAATGATTATCTTTTCACCTTTAACAATTTTAGGTGACGTTGTTAATATTCCTAGAACATCATCAGCTTCTAGATCAGGACGTTTAAACGTTTCCCAGTTCTTCTCTAAATATTCTTTAGCAAAATTAAGAAGAACAGGCTTGCGTTTATTTTTTCTGTTACTCTTATAATCAGGATAGATTCTATATCTAAAATTTGTTTCCCAAGACAAAGCGATAATTATCTTATCTAGCTTCAGTTCTTCAGTCATAGTTGTAATGAAGTTGTGTATATAGTTAGTTACGTCCTGTTCAAAACAATGAAGTGTCCATAATCCATTTCCCCAATGTATAGGCGTCTCAGCACTTGCAGATGCTTTGAACGCGATGATATCGCCGTCAATCAATCCTATTCTTTTGTTCATCTACTGATTCCTCTTGTAAAAACCAGTTACCTTCATTGTCTTTTTCCCAACAGTATCTAGTATTTTTAAGAATGACTACTTGAAATAACTGGTCTAAGTTTTCTAACAAAGCTACCCCACCTCTTTTATCAGTCCTGAAGATATAAGAGCCTGTTCTATATACTTCACAAGATCTCGTATTGTTTGTTCTATATTCAAGTCCATCCACCAATCTCCTATGTTGTTTAAAACACGAGTTAAAAGTCTATCCTTTGTAGGTTGAACATCTACTTTTAACTGATGAATTTTATATATTCCATTCTTTTGTGATGGAGATAGAAACACTTTCGCTTGTGCTTTAGCATACTTATTTATATATGGAAGATTATTAAAGTATTCAGTAGTATAATCATCCAGCTCTATACAAAGCCCTTCTTTACTTAAACATTCAATAATTCCTTTAGGAATGCTCACATTTAAATCTTGGAATATTAGTTCTAATGTGGTATCTTCATAATCAAAATTAACTTGTTTAATCACGATTACTCCCCCTTTTATATTTTTTATATTTGATAAACATCTTCATATATAAACCTGTGTGTTTTAGGTAATGCCATATAAATAAGTTTCATCAGGTTTCTAAATTCAGGAAAAGCATCAGGAGCGGATCTAAGGTAAAAAAGATTACGTAAGCTTCTAGCGTTAACCGTGTAAACAAGATTGGTTTGTAATAGTTCTGGAAAGAAAACTTTCAACCTGTCATTATTTAATTTCTTTTTTTCATATAGCAATATTAGTTTCTGTACATAATCTTCTACCAGCTCTCTAAATTCAGGCTCATCCGTACTAACCTCACGAATCATTTGTATTAAAGCGTTGAAATTATTCGCTATTTTATGTAAAGCCCATCGAGTACTTTCAACACTCATGCTTGCCATGCGATGGCGTGCGAGCTGTTGCAATAAAGCACGTGATATCCCCTCGATCTTGAAGGAATACACTAAATGCTCCAGAACACTAGTGTGCCCCTTTTCAATCAGCTTTTTTATAAAAACGGTGTGGTCTATTTGTTCTTTCTTTTCTTCTGTATCATTAGCTGTGCAAGTTAGTCCTGCACTTACCACCGCTTCTAACGGAAAGTAATATTTTAAAACCACTCTCATTACTTCTCCCCCCTTATCAAAAATTGATAGACAACGCATCGAGTTGATCTAAATTAAATAAATAAGCATTACTTTTGTTTCTATCCCCCTTGTAGCCTCGTGTTCTAAACCAATGAGTAATAGGATTAACATCAATAATCTTTTTCAGCTTCTTTACTGAAGCTTTCCAGACACCTCTAATACTTTCAGTAGTAATACCGTATCCAGTTGTGGCTTTCCTATTCACCCACCACATAATTATTAAATCTGGATAAAGTTTTAGATATCTTTCAAAGGAAGAACAATTAACAGAGACTAACTTATGTGGAGGGATTCCATACTTTTCTTCAGCCTTGAAGAAAAAATCTTCTTGATATTTGAGATCCACTAATTTACCGTCAACTAATAAATCTGGAGCATATTTATTCTTACCTTTTACAGGGTTGATCGAAGCGTTGTAACCGTTCTTTTTTAAAATCTCTACAAACTCTTTTTCTTTTTGTTCACCAAAAAGCACATAACCGTAAATATCGTTAGGATTAGTGGGTTTCTGCCCAATTAGTCCCGACCTTATATTCACCATCGAGGGGGCACCTGAAGCCAAAATATTCACCAGCCTTTCTTATAGCTTCAACTGCACACCTGCCCACCTCTTCTTCCAGACCATGCCTAACCACTAACTGAAACTCATCATGAACATGTGCGACCTGTGCCACCTCCCTTCCAAAGACATAACCTTTCGCTGTCAGCATGTCCCATAAAAGAGTGGTAGCTTTTTTCATGACAATGGCACCTGCACTTTGAAGCAAGGTGTTTAAAGCAGAATACTTGGCACGGATCTGTAAAACTCTCCCGTCTATACCGAAGAGGTAATCTCTTTTCTCTAGCGTTGCTTCCAGTTTCTTTTGGAGGTATTTCAAGGCAGGTGTTTTCTGAAGAAATCGTCTACGTAGTTTCTTAC